CTTTACACAGATTATACATTATGCATTTCTCCGTAGAATACAAAGAGAGAAACGCCAATTAGAAATTAAAAACAAGATTCTTGAAAAGTCTGGTTATCAAGAAGTGTTTGATGATAGCAATACTATTGACGGAACTAACTATTCAAACTATAATCAAATCAAAGATGCTGTTCACGCTAAACTTCGTAATTAATGAAAGTTGCGATAATAACTGATCAACACTTCGGAGCAAGGAAAAACTCGAAACTTTTCCATGATTATTTTCTGAAGTTTTATAATGATGTATTCTTTCCTACCTTAGAGAAGGAAGGTATTACTACTGTTATTGATATGGGAGATACCTTCGATATCCGTAAGAGTATTGATTTTGCTGCATTGACTTGGGCAAAGGATCATTATTTTGACAGACTAAGAGACATGGGCATCACTGTCCATACCATTGTTGGTAATCATACAGCATATTATAAGAATACAAATGATGTTAATGCAGTAGATTTATTGTTGAGAGAGTATGATAATATTGAAGTATATTCTGAAGTAACATCTATAGAAGTAGGTGGTTGTAATGTTCTTCTTGTGCCTTGGATAAACAAGGAGAATGAAGAAAAGAGTGTGGCAATGATTAATAAGTCAAGTGCTCCTATTTGTATGGGACATCTAGAGTTGAATGGATTTAGAGCAACTCCAGGTCATATGATGGAACATGGAATGAAGTGGGATATATTTAAGAAATTTAAGAAGACTTATTCTGGACACTATCATTGTCGTTCAAATCAAGAGAATGTTTATTATCTTGGTAATCCTTATGAGATGTTCTGGAATGATGTAAATGATGTCAATCGTGGATTTCATATATTCGATACGGAAACCTTAGAACATACCCCTGTTAATAATCCATACAGGATGCATCATATCGTATATTATACTGATACTGATTATCAGTTATTTGATGCAAGAGAGTTGGAAAATAAGATAGTTAAGGTTGTAGTAAAGACAAGAACAGATCAATTAAAATTTGAAAAATTTATTGATAAGTTGTATAGTGCTAATATAGCAGAACTTAAAGTTGTCGAAAATTTTGGCATACATGAAGTTGAAGAGTTTGAAGCATTTGAGTCTGAGGACACACTTTCTATACTTAATAGGTATATTGAGGAATCTGAAGTTAATCTTGATAAGTCAAGAGTGCAGAAAATGATTCAAGACATTTATCAAGAAGCATGTGAGTTAGTCTAATGTATATTCTAACTGTGATTGGTAAAGAAAGTGAAGGAGCCTATTCTGTTATTGATGATCAGGGTGATAAGGTTCTGTATATCTTTGAAGAAGAAGATGATGCAATGCGATATGTTATGATGATGGAGGAAGAGGATGACCATCCCGATATGAGTATTATCGAAGTGGATGATAAAGTTATGCTCTCCACCTGCGAAATACACGGTTATGAGTATGCTATCATCACCAAAAACGACATTGTAATTCCCCCACCCAAATCTGATAATGATATTATTTGAAACTATAAGATGGAAAAACTTCCTCTCTACAGGAAATCACTTTACTGAAATCAGTTTTAATTCACATGCTACAACATTAATTGTTGGAAATAATGGTGCAGGTAAGAGTACTGTATTGGATGCTTTGACCTTTAGTTTATTTGGTAAACCATTCCGTAAGATTAATAAGGCACAATTAATTAATACTGCTAACGAAAGAGATTCTTTGGTTGAAGTTGAGTTTACGATTAACGAAACTGAGTGGAAGGTAAGAAGAGGAATAAAACCAAATATATTTGAAATTCATAGGAATGGAAATTGTCTTGATCAATTTGCTAATGCTAATGACCAGCAGAAGTGGTTAGAACAAAATGTTCTGAAGATGAATTATAAGTCTTTCACTCAAATTGTTATCTTAGGAAGTAGTACATTTGTTCCCTTTATGCAATTGACTGCTACTAATCGTAGAGAAGTAATTGAGGATCTTTTAGATATAAAAATATTCTCATCAATGAACAGTCTTATCAAAGATAAGATACGTCAGATGCGAGAGGAAAATAGAACCCTAGAACTCAAAAAGGATTCTCTTAATGATAAAGTTAAGATGCAGAGTAATTTTATTGAAGAGATAGAACAGCAGGGTAAGACTAGAATTGATGATAATAAACTAAAAATTACTAATTTATTTTCTGAGTCTGATGAGTATGTTGCTGAGAATGAAGCATTTGAAAATGATGTTCATGACCTAACTAAAAGTCAAGAAATGTTAACAGGGTCTAAGGAAAAGTTGCGTGAGTTGGGAAATCTTAAAGGAAAAATCTCTCAGAAGGTATCTACCATTACCAAAGAGCATAAGTTTTTCACAGAGCATACGGTTTGTCCTACCTGTACCCAAGATATTGATGAAGACTTTAGACTAAATAAAATCGCTGATGCTCAATCTAAAGCAAAGGAACTCAAATCTGGTTATACCCAACTAGAAGAGGCAATTAAACAAGAAGAAGAAAGAGAGCATCAATTTCTTACTGTATCTAAGGAGATTACTAATTTAACGCATGGCATTTCTAAAAACAATACTCGAATCTCTGGGTGTCAACGACAAATCAGAGATCTGGAATCGGAAATTCAAACTATTACCGAACAACTTGCAGACAGAAATACTGAACATGAGAAATTAGAATCGTTTAAGAAAGGTTTAGATGAGACTTACGAATCTTTAGCTACTAAAAATGATACTGTAAGGTACTATGATTTTTCATATGGGTTGCTTAAGGATGGTGGAGTCAAGTCTAAGATAATTAAAAAATATCTTCCATTAATTAATCAGCAAATAAATCGCTATTTGCAGATAATGGATTTTTATATTAACTTTACTTTGGATGAGGAGTTTAACGAAACTGTTCAATCTCCCATCCATGACAATTTTTCCTATTCTTCCTTTAGCGAAGGGGAAAAAATGAGAATAGACTTAGCACTTCTATTCACATGGAGAGAAGTTGCTAGATTCAAAAATTCTGTCAATACTAATCTATTAATACTAGATGAAATATTTGATAGTTCTTTGGATGAGTTTGGCACGGAATACTTCACTAAAATTATTCGGTTTGTTATCCAAGATGCTAATGTGTTTATTATTTCACACAAGACAGGTATGGACGATAAGTTCGATAGTGTGCTAAAATTTGAAAAAGTAAAAGGATTTAGTAGGGCAAACCCATGACAGAAGAAAGAGTTCCTCCTATTGAAGAGAGGACTTTACCAAAAAGAGACCTAAGAGACCATCCATATAGAATATTAATCACTGGTTCTAATGGATTTATTGGTTCATATGTTAAGAACTTCTTGGAAAGTGATATGGCATATGAGGGTTTTATATTTGATGGACTGGATTTAAGTTTAGGTCAAGACCTTGGAGATTTTACAAGACCTGATATAAGATATGACTGCGTAATACATCTTGCAGCATTTGCTGATATAAGAAATAGTCTTGATGATCCTGATAGATTTTGGGACAATAATGTAGAAAAGGCAAGAGGTATATTTAAATATTGTGAAGTTAATAATATCCGTCTTTTATATGCAAGTTCTGCTGGAGCAAAGGAGTGGTGGTTAAATCCATATGCTACAACAAAGAAAGTAAATGAGATAATGGCTCCTCATAACAGCGTGGGTATGAGATTCTTTAATGTATATCGGGAAGGAAGAATGAGTAGAACTGATATGCTTTATAGAATGTTAGAAGATAAGACTGCAACATATCTTACTCGTCACAACAGAGATTGGATTCATGTTGATGATGTTGCAAGAGCAATAGCACGTATCATTCCATCTACTTTAACTGGTGTGGTTGATATTGGCACTGGTACTATGCATTCTGTAATAGAATTGGCAGAAGCATTTGGTCAAGGGGATCTTCCAATTAAAGAAGATACACCAGGTGAACCAGACACTTTAATAGCTGACACAGAGAAAATCCGTTCAATTGGATGGTATCCTACATATGATGTAATAGAGAGTGCAAAGGAATGGGTACAGCAAAATGAGAGTACCAAATTGGAAACACCACAGCAAGAAGGAGAAAAAGAGGAAACTTAAACCTCAAGCACTTCGTGCTGCCAGAGAAAGGCGTAGACAGTTGATAAAGTGTCTACAAACCCCCAACAAGGGGGTTTTTTCGTGTAATGTACTAGTATACGAAAGGAAATCCGATGGCAGTAAAGAAGGAAATCAAATCACATCTTGCTCGACTTTTGGCGACTGAGGACTTAATTGTAGAGCATAAGGATGTTGAGACTGCACAGTTTAATGTGCAAACAAGAGAACTGCTTCTTCCTATGTGGGATAAAGCAAGTGAGGAAGTATATGATATGTTGGTCGGTCATGAGGTTGGACACGCATTGTTCACACCCAATATAGATCCTCCAAGTGATGTTCCTCACAGTATCCTAAACGTATGTGAGGATGCAAGAATTGAGAAATTGATGAAGAGAAAGTATCTTGGAATTGCCAAATCCTTTTATAAAGGATATAATGAGATGCATAAGCAAGATTTCTTTGAGGTAGAGAATGAAAATATTGATACTTTTAATCTTGCTGATAGGGCTAATCTATATTTCAAAATTGGTCAATTCCTTGATGTATCTTTTTCAGATGCTGAGAAGGAGATTATCTCTCTAATACAAAATGCCGACACGTTTACTCAAACCATCGCAGCAGCAAAAGCGTTACATAATTTCTGCCAGCAGGAGCAAGAAGCAAAAGAACAACTTTCTGAAGCAACTGAAGGCGTTCAATCAGAGATTTCTCCAGAGTCCGATGGAAACGATAGTGTACCTACTGGGGATAGTGACAGTGATAGCATTGACGATACTGGTTCTTCCGTTTCTGACTCTGATAGCAATGATACTTTGGAAGGTAGGGACAGTGATCCTAATCCTGGCACTAGGGGCGGCACTACTAGCGATTCTGTAGAATCTGAAGTAAGAACTGCTGATTCTCTAGCAGATAAGTTAAAAGGTCTTATTACTAAAGATGCAGTAGAGAATGTATATTTAGAAGTCAATGATGTAAATCTTGAGAATGTTATTGCTACTAACTCTGATGTACATGAATATGTAAATGGATATTGGTCACAATGTGTAGAGAGAAGGAGAGAGATGGAAAGAGAGGGTGGATATGAACAACGTAATGTTTTTGAAGAAGTAGACCAAAGTTATGAAGACTTTAAAAATAGTGCAAAGAAAGAAGTATCATACCTTGTAAAAGAGTTTGAGTGTAAGAAATCTGCTGATGCTTATGCTCGTGCTTCTACAAGTCGTACAGGTATTCTTGATACAAGAAATCTACATACTTACAAATATAATGAGGATCTCTTTAAGAGAGTGACAATGATTCCTGATGGTAAGAATCATGGATTGGTTTTCATCTTAGACTGGTCAGGTTCTATGTGCTATGAGATGGCAGATACTATCAAGCAACTTTATAATTTAGTATGGTTTTGTAAGAAAGTTCAGATTCCTTTTGAGGTCTATGCATTCACTAATGAGTGGCATCGTAACCAAGAGGAGTATGAATATGGTAAGAGTAGGATAGCATGTTATGAAGAAAAAGAGCATACATTCCATATAGATAATGATTTTGCTTTAATGAATATACTTTCTAGTAAAGTTAATGGTAAGGAATTAGATTCTCAACTAAAAAATATCTGGAGAATAGTCGGTTGTTTTAATAGACATGGTAGTAGATGGTATCATTTTCCTCCTGCAATGAATCTATCAGGAACACCGTTAAATGAAACATTGATTTGTCTTCACGAAATTCTTCCTCAATTTAAAAAGGAGAATGACTTGCAAAAAGTTCAGTGCATTATATTGACTGATGGTGAAGCAAGTTCTCTTCCTTATCACACTATGGTAGAACGTTCATGGGAAGATGCTCCACGTATGGGAATGAGAAATACTAATGCACATACTTGTACTGTAAGGGATCGTAAACTTGGTAAGAACTATACGATAGGTTATGGTTATTGGGAGTTGACTGATACTCTTCTAAGAAACTTGAAAGATAAGTTTACTGATGTAAACTTTATTGGTATTAGGGTTCTTCAACCAAGAGATGCAAAACGTTTTGTTGAGAGATTCCATCCTTATTATAGTAAAGAGTATGAATCAATCATGGCAGATTGGAGAAAGCATAAGACTTTTACCGTAACTGGTAGTGGATATGATGCATACTTTGGTCTATCTTCAACTGTTCTTGCTGAAGATTCTGAGTTTGATGTTGATGATGATGCAACAAAAGCACAAATCAAAAGGGCATTTGTCAAGTCACTCAAGACAAAAAAACTAAATAAAAAGGTACTAGGTGAGTTCATTTCTTTGGTGGTATGAAGACATTTCAAGAATTTTGTTCTCAATTAGATGAGAGCAGTTTAAGTAGAATCAAATCTAAGTCAGATAAAGGAGGGATGGCCATCCTTTCAGGAAGTAGAGCCGACAAGTCAAAGGCAGAGAATAAAGCAAGGGCAAAACAATTAGATCGTGACATAAAGGGAAAAGGTTTACCTGGTGCAACAAAAGTTACTGGGAGATATGATGAGAAAGATGATAAGACTGGAAAAACTACAAAGGTAAAGGAAAGAAGTCACGTTGTCACTTCTGGTAA